TATATGATCTAATAAATACAAATACACGTAAAGTTTTTTTCGTCCACGGTGGTGTGGATGTTGAAGAACGTGAACAAGTAAGGACAATCACTGAGAGGGAAAACAATGCAATTATCGTTGCGTCTTATGGTACTTTCAGTACTGGCATTAACATTAAGCGGTTGCATAACATCATCTTTGCTAGTCCCAGTAAATCCAGAATTAGAAACCTCCAGTCCATCGGTAGAGTCCTAAGAAAAGGTGAGGGAAAATCTCTAGCAACTCTTTATGATATAGCTGATGATACTAAGAAGGGGTCAAAACAAAACTATACTTTGAACCATCTTATTGAACGCATCAAGTACTACAACGAGGAAAAATTTAATTATGACATCATCCAAATCAGAATCTGAACCTTATGACGAGTTTCTTGCTTCTATAAAGTTAGTGAGTGGAGAAGAAATTCTATCAAAGGTGGTAATAGATTCAGAAGATAGTCAAAAAATAATAATTGATAATCCTGTGGTGTGTCATGAGGTTCGTTCTCCTGGTGCTCACATTCCTATGGGATATAAATTTGAACCTTGGATGAAACTAAGCGATGAGGAATGTTTTATACTCAATCTTGACAAAGTTATCACATTATCAGAAATAAAAGATGAGTTAGTTCTTGATACCTATAGACAAATAGTATCAAGCGGATTCAAAAGAACTCATCCAGACTTGAGTCGTGACATGGGGTATATAAATTCTGTAGAAAAATCTAGAAATATTATTGAAAAATTATATGAAGGAGATGATGCCTCTAAAGAACCTAAGAAAGATTAATAAAGATTCGTCTGAACAGCGACACTGTTAGTGTACAGGTAATTGTATATCTTGTCAAGCTGTGCTATAATAATCACATACAAGTTAGGACATAATGGTACGTAAAAGATCCGAACACTATGTAAATAACAAGGAGTTTCTTGCTGCCATTGTTGCTTACAAACAATCTATTGTAGACGCTGAAGGTCTTGGTCAACCCAAACCTAGGATAACAAACTACCTAGGGGAGTGCTTTCTAAAGATTGCTACACACCTCTCATATAAACCAAACTTCGTGAACTATATGTTCAAGGATGATATGATATGTGATGGTATAGAGAATTGTGTACAGTATATAAACAACTTCAACCCTGATAAATCAAAGAATCCTTTTGCATATTTTACTCAGATTATACACTATGCTTTCTTACGTAGGATACAGAAAGAGAAAAAGCAGTTAGAAATAAGACAAAAGATTATAGAAAGATCTGGGTATGACGAAGTTTTCGTCGCAGACGAAGCAGGTAAATCATCAGAGTACAATTCAATTAAAGATGCAATACAGTATAGATTCAACAACAGATGAAAGTTGCAATCATAACAGATCAACACTTTGGATTCAAGAAAGGATCAAAGTTGTATCTGGATTATTTTCAAAAATTTTATGATGAAGTCTTTTTTCCAAAGATTGAAAAGTTGGGCATCACAACTGTACTCGACCTTGGCGACACTTTTGACAATCGTAAGGGCGTTGATCTCTATTCTTTGGAGTGGGCGAAGACATCTTATTTTGATAGGTTGGCAGATCTCAACATTGATCTTATCAGCATCGTGGGAAACCATACCGCCTACTATAAGAATACGAATGAGATCAATACCAACGATCTATTACTACGAGAGTATAATAATATTACCTTACTTTCTGAGGCTACGGAACTAGAAGTAGGTGGACAACCTATTCTATTCATACCTTGGATAAATCAAGAAAACTCAGAGAGAACATATAAGAAGATAAAAGAATCTAAGTGTAAGGTAGCAATGGGTCACTTAGAATTGAATGGGTTTGTTGCTACTCATGGGCATACCATGGAACATGGTGCAGACTTTGATTGTTATAATAAATTCAAACAAGTATTTTCAGGACACTACCATACTAGATCTAATAATGGAAAGATATATTACCTAGGAAATCCTTATGAGATGTTCTGGAATGATGTAAATGATAAGAGAGGATTTCATATTTGGGATACTGAGACGTTGAAACTCAAGACCATAAACAATCCTAACGCACTCTATAAAGTTATCAACTACAATGATACTCCTAGACAACTGACTAAGTTTGGTGAGTATACTAATAAAATAGTAAAGGTTGTTGTTAGACAGAAGACTGATGAGAAAGAATATGATAGATTCATGGATAGTTTATTCAAAGCAAATCCACATGATGTAAAAATTATAGAAAGAACCGACCATTTAGTTTTTGATGGTGAAATATATAATCAAACAGAAGATACTATGACACTACTTGCTGCTAGTGTTGATGACTTAGAAACTGATCTAAACAAAAACAAAATCAAAGGTCTAATGAGAGAAATTTATCAGTCTGCATGTGAAGTATTATGATGCACATCATCACAATAAGGGGAATGAGAGATGATGGTGCTTATGCTGTACTCAATGAGTACGGTGAGAAGGTAGTATTTTTATTTGAGCAGAAAGATGATGCTGAAAGATATAAAGTACAACTAGAAGCACAGGGTGATCCACCTATGGAAGTAGTTGAAGTAAAAGATAGAGTAGCAATTGGGGCTTGCGAAAGAACAGGAACCAAGTATACTATTATAAGAACCGATGACATCGTGATCCCCCCTAAACCAAAAGATGATAAACTTTCATAAGATAAGATATAAAAACTTTTTATCATCTGGAAATTATTTTACAGAAATACAACTTGATAGAGATAATGATACTCTTATAGTTGGTCAAAATGGTGCAGGAAAAAGCACCATACTAGATGCACTAACCTTTTCTTTATTTGGTAAACCTTTTAGAAAAATAAACAAAGGGCAATTAGTAAACTCTGTCAATGAAAAAGATTGTAAAGTAGAGATAGAGTTTGCTATAAACAAAACAAAATACAAAGTACTACGTGGTATAAAACCAAATGTATTTGAAATATACAAAGATGGAAAAAAACTCAATGAAGATTGCTCGGCAAATGAACAACAAAAAACTCTTGAGACTCAGATACTCAAACTCAACTACAAATCCTTTACGCAAATTGTTATTCTGGGGAGTGCCTCTTTCATTCCTTTCATGCAACTATCTTCTCCACATCGTAGGGAAGTCATAGAGGATCTTCTAGACATCAAAGTGTTCTCTTCTATGTCTGACATCCTTAAAGAAAAAATAAAGGTATCTAAAGACTCTCTAAAGGTTCTTGAACTAAAAAAAGAATCAGTAGCAGATAAAATAACGATGCAGAAACAATTTATTCGTTCTATAGAACAAGACGGTGAGAATGATATCAAAGATAAGCAAGAAAAAATAGTTGTGTGTGATAAAGAATCTGAAGAGTATCAAAAAAAGATAGAGAAGTTATTGTTACAAACAAATAACAAATCAAATGAGATAGAAACGTATACTGCATCAACCGCTACAATAAAACAACTTAACACATTTAGAACTAAACTTCAGACTAAGTATCAAACTTCAGTCACAGAGTCAAATTTCTTTGATAAGAATACGGTTTGTCCTACCTGTACTCAAAATATAGAAGAGACATTTCGTGTAAATAAAATTGTCCACCTCCAAGAAGTTATTTCCAAGTACGAAACTAATTTGTCTGAAATAGAACAGGCAATTACTAAGGAAGAGGAAAGAGAACGTACGTTTTTCAAACTTCAAAAGGAGATTACTACCCTACAGAATGAAACTTCTCAACTTAATGTTCGTATCTCTAACTCAAACAAACTCCGAAAGGATTTGGAATCAGAAATTCAGGACATTACCGACAAGTATGAGAACAGAACTGCTGAAAATGTAAAACTAACTGAATACAAAGACAGACTCAAAGAGATCCTAGAGGATCTTACTAATCTAAAAGAAGAGTACGAGTACTTTCAACAAGCTAATACCCTACTAAAAGACGATGGTGTCAAGAGTGGTATTATAAGAAAGTACTTACCTCTTATAAACCAACAGGTAAATGATTACCTGCAACGTATGGATTTCTTCATCAACTTTACATTAGATGAGGAGTTCAATGAAAATATTCA